ACGTGATCGACGGTGCCTGCGCTGTTGAGTATTGCGGCAAGCTCATGCACGTCAACGCCGCCCTCGTCAAACGTGGGCAGGTCGTGCACTTCGGACCAGTCGCCGTTCATCAGCGCCACGCCGCCTGTGCGGTATCCGCAATCAATGCCGACGATCATCGAAGCTGTACCCCGCGTCTGTGAGTAAATCTTTAAGAGCCAACTCGACCAGCAATGACATGCTCATGCGGCTTGTCTCGCTGTACTTCTGAAGCGCCTCATATACGTCCTCGCGTATGCGCGGACCAATCTGCTTTAAATCTTGCATGGTAGATCTCCTTTAGCACCGTGTTAACGTAGTGTTGGCGGATAGGCAAGGGGCGCCGTAGCGCCCCGTGTTGATTACTGCGATAAAATCTCGAACATAATTTCTTTAGCATCTGATAAACGGGAAAAATATTGATCCTCACAGCGCCACATTTTTGGGTCATCGGAAGAACGGTAAATTTCAATTTGATAGTCACGGTTGTGACCTTCAATTCTGTAGCAGCCTTCGTATTGTCTTTTAAGTTTAAGCATTTTTTCTCTCCTTTGTTCTTTCCCTATCTTGTTAACAAATAGTTAACACATATGCAAGCCCTTTCGAGCACTTTTTCTGAAAAAGTTTTTATGGTAAAAAGGATAAAAGAGAGGCGCATATGATTGACATGATAGAACCTGTTTTACGTTGGCTAGTTGCGCCTCTCGTGGCGGTCGTCTGGTATTTGTTTAACCGCACCAATAAGAACACGACCGACATTGCCGTGTTGAACGCCAAGCTCGAAGCGCAGAGCCGTAATTTCGACGAAATGCGCGACACGATTAAAGCAATATTCAAGAAGCTCGACAGCATAGAGCACTCGCTGCGCAAGTAGTGTGCACGCTGGTTGCCATCCTGTGGGGTCACACGTTTGCATACGGGCTGTACAAGGCGTGCTACTATGACTGCGGGTATGACAGAAAGCACTATTTATGGTACGATAAAAGGTACGAAGTCCACCCAAATTATGCCTGTCCATTAAGGTTTTATGAGAAATGATTGATCCGTTCACCGCTTTAGCCGGCATCAAAGCAGCCGTATCCGCGGGTAAGGAGCTCGTCTCTGTGACCAAGCAGATCGGCGAGTTTTTCGATGGTGTCGATGACCTGCGCAATAAGCACACGAGGAAAAAGAACAGCGTCTTTAGCACCGGCGACGAAAATGCGATGGAGACGTTTGTGCAGCTTCAACGCGCAAAAGACGCTGAAGAGGAACTGCGCCAGATTGTAATCGCCACCCGTGGATTTTCCGCTTGGGGCGAGCTCCAAGAGATCCGCGCGCGCGTCCGGCGTGAACGCAAGGAGCGTGAAGCGGCGGAAAAGCTGAAGCGTCAACAACGGCTGGAGGCTATCGTGATCTTTGGCGGATCTATTGCAGTGGTTGGCTTGCTGACGGGCATCATTGTAGTCGTCGTCATGGGTTTGCAGGGAAAGATATGATGCTTGAACCCGTCGGAAATCTTCCCTTCGCCATAACGCCTGAGAGAGCCCGTGAGAGCATAGAGAACCATCAGGCGCAGCAACGTGTACAGGTAGAGCATTTGCGCGCCCACAAGCTCGCCAAGGCGCTGGAGCGCGCACAACTTGATTTAATGCTGTCATATGATAGGTTTGGAGCGCACAATACAGGCTTGCAACCGCAGGGCCAGATTGTGGATATGGAGGTATAATATGACCATAGCAATGGAGCGCATCCTTGAGTGGAAAATAATGCCGCGCTTAATGATGCTCGTAATGACTATAATGTATGTGCGTGTGATCGAGTGGTTTATGACTTTACCGCAAGACGCTGTAAGCACGCAGGCAACGGCGCTGACTGCAACCGTAACGGGGGCGATGACGGGAGCTTTTGCCGTGTGGCTGGGGAGTGAGCGCAAATGATACAGGCACTCATAGGGCCACTCGCAGAGCTCGCCGGCGGCTGGCTCAAAGGCAAAGCTGACAAGCAGGCGGCGGCTGCAAATCTCGCGCTTGTGGAGGCGGAGGCGAAGGCCACGATAATGAAGTCAGCCGCTACGTCGGAAGCAGATTGGGAGCGCATCATGGCGCAGGGTAGCCAGTCAAGCTGGAAAGACGAGTGGCTGACTGGCTTATTTTCAATTCCACTTGTGCTTGTGTTTACAGGCGACAAGGGAAGAGAAATCGTCGCAAACGGCTTTGCGGCTTTAGAGATAATGCCGGAGTGGTATCAGTACACACTAGGTGTAATTGTCGCCGCCTCGTTTGGAATTAGATCAGCGACCAAGTTTTTCGGAAGGAAGTAAAATGGGTTTTAAGTTTGGCAAACGCTCGCTGGAGCGGCTGGAGGGCGTGCACGAGGATCTTGTTCGCGTAATGAAAACGGCGATTGACTGGAGCGACGACGTTGACTGGTGCATCATCGAAGGCTTGCGCACCGTCGAGCGGCAGAAGGAGCTCCTCGCCAAAGGCGCCTCGACTACCATGCGCTCGCGGCACCTGACCGGCCACGCCATCGACATGGCGCCATACGTTGACGGGGCGATACGCTGGGACTGGCCGCTGTACCATAAGATCGCGCCCATCATCAAGGAAGCCGCTGACCATGAGAAAGTCAAAATTGAGTGGGGCGGCGACTGGCGGAAGTTTCCAGACGGCCCGCACTGGCAATTGCCATGGAAGGATTATCCATAGTGCTCGTTCCAGTGAAGGATGCGGTGACAGTTTGCGCATAAACACACGCACTTTGTCTCTGCTTCCTTGACCGCCGTGTTGTACTGCCCGCCCTTTACAAGTTGATAAACGGCACGGTTTTCTGGGTCATCTTTATTTATGTGATGAAAGTCTAGCGCAGCGGGGTGGCTGAAGCCGCAGTCGCTGCACGCCTGTTGAGCCTTCCACTCAATCCACTCTTTCTTTTGTCTCTTTCTGCGCTGGCGGTTCTTGGCGATAACTTTTTCTTTGTTCCTCTGATACCACTTTGAACCGTACGCCTTAGCGTACGCAACGCGCTTTTCCTTGTCTTTATACGGCAAAAAAACTTCCCACTTTGGCTGCGGGAAGTTTATCACTTTTTACAGATACTTAAAACCAAGTTTTAATTTTATTATGCAGGGGCTTTGTTCTGCGCGGTCTGTTCTTACAATTGTTATTACGCTCGTATTGCCTTGCTTCTTTCATAAGCTCGTAGCGACGGTGTCCGCCGGACCGCTTGTAAAAGTCGGTCGCTCTCTCCCTGCACCGCTCAGCGTCTTCTAGCATAAGCAGGCGTAGCTCGTCCTCTGTCATATCTTTACGCCGTCTTGTCTCAGCGTGTTGACGAAATTCTTTAGCTCTTCACGGGCGCGCCAGAGATCCTGTTGCACGTTTGGGTGCTTGTCGAGCCGGAAGCTCTCGTCTTGTAGCCGGTCCACCATTCGAGATAGAAACTCCAGATGGGCCTTGTCTGCGGGTGTTATTTCCATTGTATTCCCTTTCCGCGTATATACGCATGTAACAATCACCACAGTAGTAGGTGAAATCTCTGACAATTATTAAGGCGTCATTTTCGCAACAATCACACTTCATGGTCTTGCCCTCGGTCTAATTACAGATGATACAACATCAGTTTGAACGCAGGTCATGTAAATGTCATTACCATAGAGTTTGACGATGTGGTCATAGATCGGGTCAGCTAAGCCCTGATCCATGACTTGCTGGCAATGGCTTTCTGAGGCGTAGACGATGCTTGCGACGGGGGCTGCGTTGTGCGCAGCCAATTCGTAGTCGATCATCAGGACGGTAAAAAACTCAATCATTACGCCACCTCCTTCCATTCGTTATACAGATCGCGCACCAAGCGTTTTGTCATGTACCTCATCGCACGATTATGAGCATGCCCATCCGTCTTCACGCGCTCGCGCTCATACTCCTTGCGCTTGTCGTAAATCACGCGATACGGTCCCGCGTTTTCATCCTTACCTTGCGACTTCAATAAGCTGTCTCCAATCGTCCAAAACACGGAATGGCGTGACGGGTTGTATCCGTGCACCAAAGCCATCTCCGCGTTACTGTGCTTGCGCTGACGCTCTCCATCAATCACGGCAAGCCCCGCGCGTTTGTAAATTCCGTCAAGCTCTTTTTCGTATGCCATGAAGTCGCCAACCTCTCCGACAATGCCGGCTAAGCCTAAGTGACCGAAGCCTTTCACCTTATCGACAAATGACGCGGCAGGTAGTTTCTTGGCCAAATCGATAAGCAGCTTTTCAAAACTACCTCGCGCTTCCAGCAACGGCTCGCGGGCGTTAAAGAACGGCTGCGTTGCTGCGATATAAACGAATGCAGCCTCACCCTTTTTTAGCGCAGCAAACAGCTTGTTTGCTTCCTTAATATCGCCATCGCAAAACCCTCTGCAAACTGCCTTGATCTGCAAGACCAGCTTACCCTCTGCCCGAACCATGTTCTGACGGTTGCGCCATGTGCGGTAAATTTGTGCAATCGTTTCATCTTCGTATCTTTTGTCCATTTCTTTCTCCTTTTTTAGTTGCGAGGCGCAATTGCAATGGCATTTCTGCGAAAGGGGGGTGGCCTCTGGTTATTGGGCGAAAGCATCTTAACATTTCTGCGTTGGTCTATTGGCCCAAATTCGGTGGGGGCGTAGGTAGAGTGGCATTTCTGCAAGCTGCCGATGGCCCCCTGTGATTGGTTGGGGAGAGCGAAGACATGTTGGCATTTCTGTGTACTGCTACTGGCTCTCGCCCAATGGTGCGCCTCAAGGTTGGCATTTCTGCACCGTCTGCTTGGCACCAAATAAAACTGGTGGGGGCGTGCCCCTGAGGGCATTGCTGCGTGTTTCCGTTGGCCCCCTGTGATTGGTTGGGAAGGGTGTAGCAAGGTTGGCATTTCTGCGATATCTACTTGACCCTTCCCTTGAGTGCGCACCTTGAGTAGCATTTCTGCGTAAGGATTGTGGCACCATATGATTGGTTGGGGCGCGCTCTTCTTGGCATTTCTGCGCAACACGTTTGGCCCCATAAACATCATGACACCATGACGTCTGTGTGAATTGCCTCTACATCTTCGATCTTCCAGACATCCCGAACAATCTTATCTTCGGGCATCTTCTTTAAAATCGCAGACAGAAACTTATGGTTACGGCGATGCGTGTTCGCCTTCAAACCTTCTTTGTGCACGACGTGCTCCAGATCACTCTTCATCGCGTCGCCAAGGCAGATGCCCAAGTCAGGTAGTGCGAAGTAATCAAAGATATTTTTCGCATAGAGCGCCGCCGTGTTTTTGAGAGACACGCTTGGAACGGAATGCTCGCCCTTTTGCAAGAGTACCTGCTTGGAGATCTTCTCAGCTTGCTTTCTAAAGCTGGCACGATTTCCCCGCGACCTTGCACTTACATCCTCAGACGCAATGCGCTGCAAGTAACGTGCGGTCGCCGCATCGCGTAATTCCTTGTCGTTGCGTAACATCTGAAGATATTTTTCCGCAGCTTCTTTCTGCGTTTTAGAGCCATCCCAAGCCTTATCAATGGCTTCCAAAACAATCGGGTTTCTCATTTGATAGGTCATAGCCACCACCCCGCGCTGATACCTGTTACAAAAACCATTGCCATGAGTATGACGATGCCGAAGATGATCCAGTCTTGCTTATCGATATTCATTTGCCCTCCTCCCAAGGTGCGCGGCTCAATGTGACCTGCATGTTTTCCTGATGTTTCTTTTGGCTGCCGAGCGCGACCTTCGTGTTGAAGTCAACGCGAGGGTGCGGCTTGATTGGCGGAAACGCATTGGCGACAGTCTCAGGGCGCTCGTAAATCATTACGGAAGAACGCTTGGCGGGATACGGCCGGCCATAAAGTAAAGTGTCCAATTCTTCGAGGGTGTCGGCGTTGACCGACAGCCTCTCGTTTGTACCAGATTGAATAAATTCAGCGAAGAAGCGTTTCATCAGTACGCCTCCCCGTTTACTGTGACTTTGGTAGGGCGCTGGATGATGGTTTGCCTTACGCCGTCGCGCTCGCCGTGCTCTTTAACCTTGGCCATGCAAACCACTTCGGCGCCCTTAGTCCAGCATTGTGATCCTTTGTAGACGATGACATTTCCATGAATATCGCGGCAGAGGTTGATGTAGCTATGCCCAAAGTCATGGTAAAAACAGATCGTGTGGCTGACTGTAAGGCGCCATTCTTGGCGCTCTCCGACTACACCTACGTGCTGGCTTCCAGCATCCCTCGCAGCCCACTCTGCGCGTCTTTTAGCGTCGCCTTCGATGCTTTTACGGACTGCTTTGGTTTGGCCCTCAGTCAACGCACCCCACTCATGGATGGCTTCCTTCATGTCACCCCAGAAGCCTTTGTGGCCGTTGTCATAGCTTTTGCAGTTGATGTAAGTTTCCAACTCGTCAGCGTCAGGGTTTGCCTCAAGCCACTTTTTATAACGTGTTTTGCTGGCGTTTGCTTTAATTTTGTTTTGGATTGCGCGCTCATAAGCAGCTTCGTTTTCGATGTAGGGCATTTTTCTCTCCACTCCTGATACCCCCTGTTAACATGTGGTGAACAGGCGGTCAACAAAAAAATGGCCCCGCTCGAAAGCAGGGCCAGTCCAACAGGGAGGAGAAGTAAAAGAACAACCTTCTACACCAATAGCTTTACACATACTTCACAAGAAGTACAATAATGTTTAAAACAAGTTAACGTAATATTTTAGGAGGATACGATGGGTGAAGACCAGTACAGAGAGCTTATTGACAAGCTGAAGCGCCCGCACCGCGTAATGAACCAGAACGCGCTTCACCGCGCGTGCGAGGAAGCCGCCATACTCATAGAGCAAATGGAGGCGCGCATTAAGGAGTTGCAGACGTCGCCTAGTAAGAAGGCATCCCCAAAGCGCGCATGAGTTGCTGCGTGGGGCTTAGTCTCTCGTCTTGCTGGGCCTGCCCGATACCTAAGCTCATTGCGCCCCTTTGAACCGCTTCTGCGGCACTTTGCCTACCCGCTTGTGCGCGCTCTATGGCCGGCGCCAGAGACTGCAAGCGCGACGCCTGTAGCAGCAATTGCTCCGGCGTCATGCGTTGTGTTAAGACAGGCGCCATCTCTTCCGTCAGCCGCTCTATGCGCTGCGACTGAGGCGTGCTGCCGACGAGCGCCTCTGTCGCCTTTTTGGCGCCGACCGTAAGCAAGCCCTGCTCTCCGACTTCTTCCGCTAAAGACTTGCCGGTGATTTCCTTAAGGCGCTCCATTAAGACTTGACGATTAAACGTCGCTGAGTTTCTCGACGCCAGCGCCCGCATCATCATGGCCTCAGACGTGTCGCGGATCTGCTTGCCGATGATGTCTGCGTCCTCGTCGCCAAGGACCATGCGCAGCTTCGTCGCCACGGCGCGCGTGTTCATTGCCTTTAAAGTTGCCAGAGCTTCAATTATTTCTTGCTCGCTTGACGCTGTTACCGGCTTTTTAGCGTTTGCCGCAATCTCGTCTATGCGATTGCGCAGAGCTTGGCGAAGCTGCCCTACGGATACGTCATCCATATTCTCTATGGAGAGCATAACATCTTCGCGCGTGACTTTTGGGTTAAGTATGTTGTCGCCAAGATCCGCGGCGTTTCTCATATCATCGACATCGTTAGCAACGGCGCGCGCGTCTTTATACGATGGGCTCACGTCATCCAGCGATTTCCGCAAGTTAAATGCGAATTTGCGCAGTGACATATACTCAGACATATCGCCGGCGCGCTTAGCTACATCGCTTAAACCAAAAAGCCTTCTTGATAAAACGTCTACCATTTCGACCGTAGGCACGCGAAATACTGTGTAAGATCCATCCGCGTTTGAGGTGACGCTTAGATCCGCTCTTTGTGAGGCTGGGATGTTTTCAAACACCTCATTTAGCTCGGCCTCTTTTACACGCTGCCCACCCAAAAAGTCAGTAGGGACACCGTCCCTTCTTAACGCTTTTTTAGCTTGTGAGAGTTCTTCTGGCGACGCTCTATTGACAAGCTCAATAACTCTGGCGCCTTTTTCTGTGTCTGGGTCAATTTTGACACTATACGCCTCACCATATATTTTTTGACGCTCTTCTCTGGTACTCTCCATGATCCCAGACTTTTGCGTTTTAATGCCGCCATCTTTAGTCACCTCGCCAAGCACGGTGTCGAGAGTTTTATTTAAATCGTTAGACGCTGCAACGGCTGTCTCGTTTAAGTTGTCTGTTGCTATTTTGGCGCCCTTGCCGCTGCTTTGTGAAATCGTGTCAAGCAGGCTTGCGGTATTCGGACCCACCGCAACCAAGCTGCCGTATGGACCAGAGTTTTCTACGGACTGCACGGCGTCCGCCGCGTCCTTGGCCAAGGTATCCGCCACCACTGATGCCGCTTCTCTTTTGAAGCCAAGGCTTTCGATAATGTCCTTGACTGGACGTTCTAAGTATTTCCCATACCCGTAGCCTACGGCGCCCGCAATTGGTGCACCCGCGGCGCCAAAGAGCCCGCCGCCAACGGCGCCGGATGTTGCCTGCCTCTGCGCCTCATCGACGCCGCCTTCGCCATATCCGGCAATTAGCCCCTCCAAGCCGCCAAGGGTGGTCCCATAAAGGCCACCTTGGCCTATTTTACCCACCATACTGTCGGCGCGCAGCGCCGGCGCAAAAGGAGCCGCCGTTGCCACGCCGGTGGCGAGGCGGGAGGCGCCAGAGGTAATAGGTGCCTCTTGCTCTCTGCGCTCTATGGCTTGGCCAATTAATCCCGTGGCCGCTTCTGGCGAGATGCCTTCGCCGCCCTCAAATAAATACGGAATGCCGGTTTTACTTATTGTGGAAGCTAATTGGCCAGCTACCGGCTCAACGTATCCACGCACAAACGGCATGCCTTTTGCGGCGGATAGTACGCGCGTCGGAAGCTCTCCAATTAATTCTTGAGCGGTTTCTCCTTTTACGACTGAGCCAACGTCTCCCTTGGCGGCTCTGATCTGCGCTATTCTTGCTGGATCTGTCGTCGAGAAGCCTTCGTCGAAATATGTCTCCGCCCCGTCCGGCATCTTAACGATCATGCCGCCGCCAGTAAATCGCTCGACAACTTCCGTTCCGGCAGGCGCCGGCTTATCGTATCCCTGCAATTTGATTTTATTAGCAAAGCTGGAAAAGTTGTCGAAATTATCCGTGTAATGCTTATTATATAAGTATTCGGCTAATGTCTGGTCGTCCATCTCGCTTAGCTCAGGGTTTTTAGATCTGAAACGCTTTAAAAAGTCTGACATCTTTTACCCCTTACTATAAAATGCCTAAAGGATCTTGTTGATCTTCTGGCTCTGGGTCGCCTGCCAGCCAAGGAGGTTCCCCGCCCAATGCTTGGTCGAGTTTGGCTTTATCATTTGTAGTTAAATACGCTTTTCTAATAATTTTTTCATAATTACGTTTGATTTTGTTCAAGTCAGCCAAAACTTTTTCTTTCTTTTGGTTAAAATTTAACTTTTGAATGTCACTTTCAAGTAGTTCGAGCTCTTTCTCGGAGACAGATCCTAAAGTCGCCCCGCTGGCCTTTAGGTTCATAAGTGCGTCCAGAGCCATATTTGATCTTAGAGTTTGAGCGTCAATTCGTACCTGTCCCGCTTCAGTCCACGGTATTTTTCCAAACATCCAACCCCAAAGCCCTGTGGTGCCTTCTTTTTCTTTAACTGTTCTTAGCAGATCGTCCACTGTCGCAAGTGTGGCGCTTGCGCTAGAGGCAGCGGCTGTCTCCGCTTTTTGCGTTGCCTCTATTCTGTCGGCCTCTTTAACCAGCATGTCTATCATTGGCGTCAGGGTAACGGTTGGGTTCATTGCTTGAAACTGCGCGAGTTGCTGCGCCCTTGCGCGCAGTTGCTCTGGAGACATTTGCGAAAGATCCATGCCGCCAGTCATGCCTCCGCCCATTGTATCTCCGCCGCCAAACATTTTCTGCATCATCTGTTGCCGCGCCTGCGCCGCCTTCGCCTTACGCGCCTGATCGGAGCGCGTGGTGAAGTCTGACAGCAAATTCTGTACGCTGTTGCCCTCAAGACCTTGCAACGCCATCCCAGCGTCCTTGATAGCTGCGAATGAAAGCATTCTGCGCTGGGTCTTGGAGAGGTTTGCATATGGATCATTAGCCGCTTGAGATGCAACTTTTGCCGCTTCCTCTTCGCGTATTCTCCGCAAGAGCGCCGGCGTTACTGGCGTTCCCTCTCTCATGCTCTCTGGCACAATGTCTATGGGTGCGTTGACAGGTGCGCTTGAAGGGGCGCCGGTTTGAGAAACTATAGTCTTTTGATTAGGGTTCATGATATTATTCCCCATTATTTTTTCGATGTAAGCCTGAGTTTCAGGATAATTAGGTATTCCACCTTTATCCCTTACCGTTTGAGGTCCAGCGTTATAAGCGGCCAAAGCCAAAGGATAGCTGCCAAACTCATCAAGCTGCATTTTCAGATATTTTGCAGATCCTTCTATATTTTGCTTTGGATCAAACCTATCTGTGATCCCAACGTCTTGTGCCGCCGCCTCGCCAAGCTGGCCATAGCCAACGTAATCTCTTCCACGAACCACGCTCTTTGCATTTGGGTCGAAACTACTTTCGGCAAAAAGCATTTTGGTAAATATGTCAGGATCGACCCCATATTGAGCCGCCATTTGCCTTGCATATACCCTTGGATCAAAGCTCTCAGCCATTATCCTATCCCGCTAAATCCGCCTAATCCTACTGGCCCGCCAAACGCAAGAGAGCCAAATGCGCTCAATCCTTTGCCAAGTCCAGACATCATGGTGCCAAGGCCACCCGTCGTCGTGGTCGTCGTGCCAATACCCGCTGGGAAGCCCGCATTGGCGCCAGAGAGCACGCCAAACTGTGTCAGAGGATAGGCGCGCGCCAATTCAAACTCTCTATACAGAGCATCCAATTCGCCCTGCCCCAAGCTCCGCGCCGCTTCGCCGGCGGTCATTTGAGAGCCAAGGATGGCAAGTTGGTTACTGAGGCTCGTTGAACCCGTATCGGCCAGCAAGCCCGCCGCCTGCATTTGCTGTAAGTCTTCCGCCGTTTTTCTAGCCACGGCGCTTTCGTAACCTCTCGTTTGTAAATTCCCCAGAGTTTCTGCCATGCCAACGTCATACGCGCCAAGCTCGGCACCGGCGCGCGTTTCAAATGCGGTGTTGCCAAATGCTTTACCGCGGCGCTGCGCAAGGTCCACCGTACGCTCTTCACGCTGGCGCTCCATGCGCGCCATAGTTGGGTCGATGATGTTTTGTGTATACTGTTGTGTATACGCATTGATGTCTGCGGCGCGCTCCTCTGGCGTTTGGGTGGCAAACTTGCGGTATATGTCCGCAGCTTCTTTGATCTCGCTGGGTAATGTAAGAGCGCCGTAGCCGCCGTATGCAGTTTCTTGTAGTGGGTCAAACGGCTGGACAAACTCGCCCGTGTATTCCTCAAAGGGAGTTTCCGCTATATTCTTTGCAAAGGGGATGAGCGTTTCTGTAATGAACTCCTTCTGGAGCGGGTCCATTTCGCTTTTTGTTGTTTGCTTACTGCCCATCTCTAAACCTCCGCCTCGAAGTGTCTATACATTTCTTTAAAGCCTGCCTTCTTGGCAATCCTCGAAAAGCCAATACGCCCGTCCGCTTCAATCGCGTCGAGCTTTCCGGCTTTTGCAAATTCTCTCAAGATACGCACCGCGTCCTCAATCCATAATTTCATGTCCATGCCGCCTACATATTCTAGCAGTAAGGTGTTTCTTTGAGGGTGCTTCACGACGCTCGTTATGAACGCGGCAACCAGCGTGTCCTCCATGTGAACGGTCCAAAGTAAAGACAGCCCACTCATAATATCGCCAAGCACATCCTCTTTACTGGCGTTGCGCTCGTTTACCCCAATCGCGGGAAGCAGCAATGGTAATGCCTTTACCAGCACCCTCTCAGGTTCGTCAACAACGGGCAGCACGGTGATCCGTGGCTTTGCTCTCAATTGTACAACATTATCAATCATCCGTGAAGCCTTACCATTGATATGGTTGCAGAGGGTGTTGCTGGCGCAAAAGCAGTCGCGGCAACAGCCTCCAAATATCCGCTGGTGCTGTCAGTTGCCCACATAATTTCTATGTAATCGCCAGCCGAAAGTTGTAAAATTGAGCTCTTAGTCACAACAAGCGTTGAGCCGTTTTGATGTAACGTGTTTTCCATTGCCGATTTGGAAATGTCTGTGCCGTTTATTTTTGTCCAGAACCACATTGTGACCGTTGCGGCAGAAGTTGACGCCATCTGAGTGGAATATGTTACCGAATACTGCCCCGCTTCATCCACAATCAAGCGGGAAGCGGGTGTTCCGTTTGTTATACCAGAGGCTAAGTCTTGAGTAAAAGTTAAGGCATAAGCGGTATTTATTGAGGCGGCAGTTTGGTTTGTACTAACAGTGCCATCGTAATGGCCATCCTCTAAGACTATTTGTCGAAACTCATTATTCTTTGACACAACGGGATACCCGTTCACATCATCCCACAAGATCACGCCGTTTTCTGACGGGTTATCGTCAGCCGTTTTAAAAGCCAGCTTGGCTAAGTTTCTTTGCAGGTACAAAGAAATCTGTCTACCCCATTGACGTAAGTCAGGGCCAATTGGGGGCAAAGCTGGTATAGGCATTATCGTTTACCTGCGGGAAACGCATCGACGCGCATGTTGCCTACGCGCCAATCTTTACCCGCGGTGCCGTCCACACGCATGCGGAATTGACGACCAGCAAAACGCACGCCGGTTGGGTTTGCCGGACTATATGGCCCGTGGGTGCTTTCGGTGTCGTTTGGGTAAAATCTCGTCTTGAATTTTAGGCTGACTTCACCCTGCGTTTTTTCGTCTGGTATAAGCTGCATGATGTTCATTGTCTGATCGCCGTTGCCCAAGGATATTGGGCCAGTCTCAGCAAAAACGTCTGCGCCGTCGTAACTGAGGCTGGTTTCATGCTCATATACAGTTTTATTAGTTGCTATTAAGAGCGGGTGTTTAAAGACGCCGCGAGGGACACCGGCTGTTCTGGACAGGTTTCCAGTTATCCAATAATTATCGTTATAGTTGTATGCCACGTAGCGGTTTACTTCTTGGCTGTTTGAAGACGGATAAAACCACCAAATTTCTCCGTACTCCACATTTGACCATGCCCAAATTTGGCTTTGCTGGTCACGGTTAAAGTCATCAAACACGTAATCGTGCACGGCGCACGGCAGTTGCTGCACGGTGTTTCCTTGAAATGCGAAGAACCCTCTCTGGCCCATCCAGAAGGCGCCCATATCAACATCGATTGCGGCTTTGCGCGATATGGCACCACACGCGGTGCCTACCCTTTCAAATCCAAAGATAAACGGGCTACCGACGAAGCGAGCGACGTGGGCGTCTACGTCTGTAATAATTAACGTCTGGCCGCGCGTCCGTAATCCCTGCATTATCATTCCACTCGTCTGGAGCTCCTGACTGCCCGCTTGGTTCGTGGTGGCCGCCGTCCATGTCGTATTGTCCTCTTGATCGCACCAGTACACTTTACGCGGGTTTGCGTAGCTTTCCGCTGGGAACCTGCCTCCAAGAGCAAACAAAAAACGCTCTTCCGTCACAACTAGACCAAAACAGTCTATCGGCGCATTACTGATTGCCGCCGCTTCCGCCGTAGATCCAAGCTGCCACTCAAGAAGCCGCCCATCGCCATTTCCCGCCACCTTGGCGCTACAAGCAACGAGATACTCGCCAAAGTTGTCTAGTGACCAGACAGTCGCCTCTGAGTAGTTTCCATAATTACTGCGCTCGTCGCCATAGCTTTCGCTGCCATAATCGCCGTATCCGTAGCCGGTAATTACGGAAGCCTTTTCCAACCCCGCGTTTAATGCGTTACCTACTCCGGTGGGAGTTATATCATAAAGCGTGTTAGAGCCCACCATTACCACAAGCTCGTTGTACGATCCGCCAGCAAGATATACGGACCCGTCTAAACTTTCCCACGCATGCATTCCGCGAATGGTGTTTGTGCTAAATGACGTTTTGCGCTCGCTCCAGCCCTTTACGGGGCGCAAGCTGCCATCCCGCCACCGCACCAAGCTGCCGTCACGCCAGCGGTTTGATTGCTCTAGGTCGGTGCCGTTGCGGTAGAACCCCGCGGGGATGTCTAAAGCTAAAAGTGTCATGAGTTTAACTCGTAATAAGTTACAAAGATTGCGCCTTGCGAGCCGGCACCACCGCCCACGTAACGGGTCGCGTCGCCGCCGCTTTCCGTTGCCCCGCCGCCTCCACCGCCTCCGTAATTTGCTCCGTCGGCGCCATAGACGGGGTAATTAACGCTGGCATTACCGCCGCCGCCGCTGAAAGTTCCAGTAACATCAGATCCCCACTCGGACGGCTTAATTGTAACACCGTTCCCGAAATCTGGCGAGCCACCGTCGCTTGCTGCAGTCTGGTCACCGCCAACATTAAGCCCAAAACCTCCTGTGCCTGTGTAATTACTACTACCGCCGGACCCCGTACCGCCCGCAGAAGGCGAACATTGCCCCCAATATGAATGCGTTGTGGCTGTGCTATTTTGGCCAACAGGTGTCGTGGTTGTCGGTGTAGTTGTAGCCAAACCCTGCCTACTTCCAAACCCGCGCAGACCGCCTGTGGCGCTTATTGTAGTGCCATCTCCGTCAGGATTAAAAGACGTTGTACCTCCATTATAGCCAGATTTAGCACCCTGACTGGCATTTGATTGTCTTGATACTCTGGCGCCTCCAGCGCCAATAGAGATGACTGCGCTTGTTATACTGTCATTTGAAACACTAAAGCTGCGAAAGGCAACTCCGCCGCCGCCGCCCCCGCTTGCGACATCCTCTCGCCCACTATCTTGGGCCGCGCAGCCGCCTGATCCGCCGCCGCCAACGACATAAACATTATATTGCACACAGTCAGTCTGTGAGGGTGTCCATGAAGTCCCACTTGTGATAGTTTGAGTGGTGCCTTTTTTCCGTAAAATGCGAGACTGGCCTCGAAAATCAGAAAAAGACGTTTCCGCGCCGGAGGCTGGAAGGGTGTCAGGGACAGAGGCAATGCCACCATTAAACGAGCCGTTAAGAGAAATAGGGTCTGTGCCGCCAAAGTAAGTGCGTAACTCACTCATGGACACGGGAGTATTGCCATGACCGAAATTATCTGAAGATGTAATCGTCATTATGCACTTCCAAATGCTGTAATGTCACCCTCTGCGGTCACTTCGCCCGTAGTCGATAGCTTAAAAACATCAACGCTACTGTACTGAAACTTTAAATCTGTGTCGGAAACGTAGATCTTCCAGTCTCCAATTTCAAAGCTGGTTCCAGTGACAGAGCTTGTCGATGTAAGCGCCCCGCTGGCAATTTCACCCGCAGAGCCATAAATAACCGCCTTTGAGTTTACCACTGTATTACTGACGGCAGTGTTAAGTAGGTCAAGCTCTGCGGTAGTTACAGACGCAGTGCTCAACTTATTTAATTCAGCCGCCGTCGAGGCAACCGCGGTGCCGTTAATTGCCCATGAGCCTTCCGTGAGATCCGGCTCAATTGTTACTTTTCCAGTGCCAGTACCGTTTAACGTGCTTTGAAGGGCTAAGAGACCCGTATTAAGAGTAGTACCCCATGTGTCAGTTGACGCACCCACGGTCGGGCGTTCGATCGAAATAGCCATGCTAAACTCCTTTTGTGCAAAATATCACACTATGCGGCTTCCGTCCATGTTTCCGCACTTACCGTTTGATCAGTCCAAATCTCCGACCCTGTTGTTTGATCGGTCCAAGTCTCAGCCGTGAGCGGTTGCTCTTCCCACACAAAGCGCCCCAACTCTACCTGCGTACTGCTTGTAATATCTAGCAGGGTTATATTGTGTATCTGGGTAATATTAGCCAGATCCACAGTTGAAGCGCCAGTTGTAATTGATGTCCCTGCCAAAACTACGTTTACAGTAATTGTGGATGCATCAACCTGTGCAGCGCCCGTAGTAATGTCGGTTGATGTCAGAGCAACATTTTCAACGCAAGTTGAGTTATCAACAGAAACAGAAACATTTATTTGATCTAAAGAAAGATTGTGAACTTGAGTAATTGCAGCTAAATCAAGAGTGGCGCCAACGCTAATTTGATCTGAGCTTAAATTGTGGTCCTGTGAGATAGAAGAATTATCAACAGAAGATACGCAAGAAATTTCGGTAAGTGTAAAGTTTTCAGTTAATGCACTACTGTCAACAATTACAGTATCAACAGTAACATCACGATAGCTAGGATAAATAAAGTTACCCATCGCATTGCCGTGAACAGTACAATAATATTTAAGAGTGTCAGGAGCATCTAAAGGCACAGCAAATGTAACCGTAGCACCTGATGTTCCTTCAGTGCCGGATACCGTTACACCAGTAGTATACGGATTATCATTTTCATCTCTAAATCTAAACGGATGACCGCTGTTGCTTGAATGTGAAACATCAAACACATAAGTTGTGCCGCGTTGGATCATCCACGGCAAATTGCTTTCTTGTAAAATTGGCCTATAATCACCGCCAAGATGCGCTGGACCTAAATAAAATACATTTGAGCCAGATTGATCTAATACTTGAACAGACCAATCTTCAGATGCTGGATGCAACGCATCATTTTCAGCGCAAGTAGATGTATCAACAGTTGCTGAAACAGATATACTTGTTCCCGTTAAAGCGTGTGGATCAGTCGCAACAATCGTTGCATCATCAACAGTAACTGAAACATTTATAGGGTCTAAGCCATAAGCTAACACTTGCGTAAGCGTTGCGTCATCAACAGTTACAGAGCAAGTAATTGCATCCAAGCCATAAGAAACAGCGCCTGCGCCAGCGACATATGTAAAACTTGCTAAACTATTATTTTTTGCAAACGAATAATTAGAAAGCTCTAAAAGCTCTGGGTTTCTTAAAAGTTTTTCTACATTATCCATCAGTCATCTATTGCATCAGAAAATTGTGTTTTTGCTGCTGCATAACATTGAGCAATAACATCATCCGATGAACTCCAATCAGGAATAATACTGCGCATAAAATAAGACGCATAAGAAGATGCATAATCAGAAGCAGCATCCTTTGATGGATAGAACATCAACATATATTCCATTTCATTTTTATTAATAATGTTGATATTTTCTATGCGAACATATTGATCAGAAAAGTTCTGATTAGCTTCTGGGTTTACATAATCCATTATCAAAGCCATTAGCTCACCTCCACATCATCAATCCAGTAATTTTGATTAGACCCATTCCATATTGCTTTAAAAGCACATCTGGCAAAACCATCTTGAGCCGCAGAAAAAGTTACAGAAACAGCCTCCCAAGCATTATAAGCAGAAGATGTAAATTCCGTCCTCGAAATAAAAGCACCGTCTGAATTAAAAATATCAAACCAAGCATCGCCTGTTGCCATTGTGCTTCGGTTTGTCCGCAAATAACCTGTAAACGTATAAGAAGTTCCACTCAAAACAGGAATATATATTGGATACATACTGTGCGATCTATTTGGATCACCCTTTGGCGCCTGAGTATGATAACTAGAAGCATAATTATCTAATTGCCATTTTAAACTTTTACCTGTTGTTCTTACTGTTCCAGTATCGGGCACTAAATAAGGAAAATACCTTGCTTGCCTATTATATGCAGTCTGCAAGGAGGCAGCTTGAGGCGTAATCATAATAGGTGTATCAGTAAACTCATATATAGTTGCATGATCATTGTTTTGCGTAGGAAATCTATAATCAGAACTAAGAGTGGTTGGACGAGCTATTGGTACTTTTACAACATATGGCTGAGATGCTTCTCTTAAATTTTGTGTAGAGATATTTAAATATCTTGTAGTTGTTTGATAATTGAATGCATAAGGACGTAGTGTTGAGTTTGTTGCGGTAAAACCAGTTGGCAAAGGAAAGTCACTTGTTAAAGCCATTTCATGTCCACTTGGTTTAGTAAGAGAATAAGATGAACCCTCTTCCATAGTTCCATGCCAATTTACAGTTGTATTATTATTGTTATTTCCATCTTCAACTTTAAAATTTGTGTATGTTATTGATACTGTTCCAGTAATATCATAAGCAAGGTAAAGCTCTTGGCACCCCCCTGACGAAGATTGGTGATGCACTGGTCCTTGATCAATAGTAAGATTATGACAATTGCTTATTGTAAATAATTTAGCTGGACAAAACCGCGTCCATAGCTCTCCAACAGTTATATTTGCATTGTTATTTCTACCATTTAAGTAATATCCTCGCTCCCCATTTATTGGGCCATTTTGATACGAATAAACATAATCAAAGTTTGCAGTTAATGTTATTCTATCTGTTGTAAAGCTGCTATCGTTGTTCCAAAGTTGATCATTTTTTAACGTATATCTAAAAAAGTTTAATGGGTTATACATTATTAAATTAGTAATATCTATGTTTATATTTTCATATGGTGCGCAAAAATATGGGGATGATGAAAGACTGCCCCCCAACCAAAGCTGTCTAAGTTTTAAAGTTTTTAAAGGCAGACCATAAGTATTAAGGTTTGCAGTAGAAGATGAATTATTTGTAGCTAAAATTATTGTATTGGGACAGTCTAATTCTGTATAGTTTTCTGTAGACCCAGTTGGGTATAACCCCGAACTGCTTGCATATTCAGAAGTTGCCCCTCCAGAATTAAGATAAGTAGTTCCATTGCCAGTTGTCTGTGAGTTACAGATACTTACTGCCGTTCCGTCAGTGGTTTGAGCGGTTTCAGAGGTCCAACCGTCAGTTGTAGGAATGTAGTAATTGCGACTTCCAGCCCCAATATAAAGAATATTAGAACTATTAGATGGTCCACTAAAAATAGTCATGTCAACTTTTTGGACTGTAAATTCATAATCTGTGCCAGAAACATATTGAGTAGCTCTAACTGGAACAGGAATATAATTATTTGAAGCGCCAGTTAAAACGCCGCCAGAAACGCTAGAGTTTATTTTCCAAAAAGTACCATAGTCAGGAAAGTACAAAACATCATATAAACTATATGTTAAATTTTGAGTTCCCACTACTGTTAGCTGATTTCTTTGATTACCATTTGTGATTTTAACAGTGTCAGTCCCACTTTCTAAAATGCTGGAAATTGTTCTTGCTTTTACACGACAAACATCACCGTCAACCCACGTACCATTTTCATTCCAGCCATACGGATCAGCGTATGTGCCAGTTGCACCACTGGTTGAAATAAAATGATCTTTCCACTTGATAGCCATAGTAAATACTAGCTCGGATCAGCTAACTCAATATCAACCGCGGTTAAGCTGAATGTATTTCCAGATGTTACTGACTGACTTGAGGATAATGCTCCCGTAATAAGCAAACGACTGTTTACAGTATCAGATACTGCATAGTGAGTAGCCGTGCCTGTTGACGTTACGCTGCCACCTGATACCGCTGGAACAGTAATCTTTCTTCCAGACGTATCACCGTTAGTTGGACCCGTAAGAGTAACACTTGTTTTATTGCCGAGCGAGTTTGTAGATGTTGCGGCAGTATACGTCGAAGGCTCTGACGAACAAATATCAACGCGATTTGCCTCAGATACAACGGTGCTCAAGCCGTTGTCATATACTCTGTCATTTAGTGTTGCCATCGTTAATAGCTCCTTATTTTCACACGATGGCCAGAGCCACCAAATTTTGCCTTATCGCTGTCTGCATTAATACCATTAATTGACTTTTCATACAACGCAGACCAAACTTGCATTCTGGCGTCCTCGCCCAAGTACGGCGCGCTATGCATAAGCGTACCGTACAGATAGGCGTCTGGAAAGTATGTTAGCAGCCAGTTGCTTGTGTTTACGCTATCTAACGGAATAATTTTTGAATAATACACCATTTCCAAGGTATATGTTGTATCCGGCGTGGGATACACCTCAATCGTACCATCTGTTAAAGCGTAATATTTTGGACGCGCGGCAGTGTTTAATCCGCGCATCCGTTTGTCCATCATCTCGCCCTGACTGACTAACTCCATGCGGTGTGTATTGCCGCTCGTAATGCTGAGCCTGATCGGCTCGTAAAAGTCATCCGGCAAAACACTATACTGCGTGTCGAGCTCCGCTGTGCTGCGCTTTTCCATGCGCCAATGGCGCACGCGGCGCGACATGTCTGCCTCTGCCAAGTCAATGAACGTGTCAACAGTTTGCTCTGCCGACATGTTATTTAAGAAGTTTATAACTTGGTCTTTTAATTCTGAATAAGTAGACGGCATTATGCACCTTACATGTTATTCGCTGCATTACTTACAGCGGCTTTAGCGTCCATAGCCTGCGCGGCAAGGTCAGTTGGGGCTCTCAAGCTGAAGCCCGCTGCCTTCACGTCATCTAAAGATAGCGTTTGCTGCGACTTCACGCTCGCCATTACTTGCTGAGAAACTGCGTTTTGAAACACGGCATACCGCGCATCATCCATAAGAAACGGGGTCGCGTGAAGAAGGCTTGTATACAAGTATAAATGCGGCGCGTCAGTTAAGAGCCAGTTTGTCCCGCTATCAAGACCGCCAACAAGCGTTGGAATACGCTGGTAATAGTTAATGTCTAAAGTGCCAGATGCCGGCGTGGGCGTCACCACAATTTGACGACCAATAATTGCAAAAAAGCGTGGATTAGCAGCCCCTCGCGTGCGCGTGCGGCGCAGCATAGTAAGTTGCTGCGGAGAAATTTGCTCCAGTGGTTCGTCTTCCGTAGACCCAACCTGCGCGTAAACTATCTCCAAGGCGTCCGCTGGCAAAGTTGCCTTTCCAGACGTAATCGTAATGCCGGTTGACTGTGTGATCATATCAGCTTGGCGCAACACATCGTTTAATGTGCTTTCCGCAAGCCTAATAAAGTCAGGTATCGTTGAACTGAGATCGGCGCGGTTTAACCAGCTTGCAATTGCAGCTTTTAAATCTGCATATGTTGATAGTGCCATGCCTGTCTCCTTGACGGCTGCTCATAACGCGGCTTCATTACAGCGCACCCGCTCTCGTTCTAAACACTTGGTTGTTACTGTCGTTCAACCACTTTCTAAACGCCTTCGGATCGTCTGCAATCCCTTGGCGCTTCAACTCATAATACACTGAAAGCGGAATGGATGCTACCTTATTGACGTCCCTGTATTTGCTTGGCGTGTCATTGTATTGGCGCTTGTTCGCTTCGGCAATCGCCGTGACGTCCTGTATCTTTTCGATAACGTATTCACCCTTGTCTGTAACATGCCAATACTCGGTAATGCCTGTAAGGGGATCGTGGCCAAATAAACGCTTTTTCATACTTTCCTCCAAAGTGAAGGGGGCGACCGAAGCCGCCCCGCTTAGACTTATGATACGTTGAGGTCTGCCACGACGGCGTGCGCCGCTTCGTTGAGAACCTTCAAGCCGAACTCCGCGATGACCATAGACTTGGAGGCGTCGCCGGTTTTGCTGAGCTCTACGTTCTGGATCGGACGCAGGTAGCATACAGATGCATACTCTGGGTCTAGCAGCCACGCATCGCGCTCACGCGAGAAGCGGTTTGCAACCACATTCAAGGTGCCGAAGTCAGACATGTAAACGTCTGCCGCACCAATGATTGTCGTCGGGCTATCGCTTGGCGCCATGTAACGCTGAGCCGCGATACCAGCAAATCCTGATACGACCGTCTTATTGTGTGGCCCCACCATAAGGATTGTTGGCTGACCGCCAGAAACGAATGCTTGCTGCATCGCGTCTTTCAGCATGGCTTCAGTGAAATCGCGCTGAGTACCGTCTGTACGCGCGGTTGTACCGTCACCAGTTGTCAGTCCACCGCTGGTCCCGACGTTTTCGTTGGTCGCAATCCACGCACCAAGACCACCCGTTTCGCGTGCAGTTGAAGAGTTACCTGCAACCTGAGCGTTATTATCCGTAAGGGTAGCTTCGATGTCACGCTTGAGCTCTTTTCCGCGTTTTGCGATTTGATAGCTCAGCTCGTCGTTGCGACCGGCAAGGTCTTGCGCGGCAAGGTTGTCAGCGACAATGGTTGTACGACGACGGATGTGTGTGTAGTTACCGACGCGGGTCGTTGCAGATGTCGCGTCAAAAGACGATACATCATCACCATCGATGATGGCCGTTGTGCTTGTTGATGCCAAGCTGTCAGTCTGCCACTCGAAGTATGTGTTGGAAACATTTTCAGATCCGACGTTACTTTGGAATGGAACTTCTTCTGGAGAGATGGACGAAATGATGTCCGCCAAGCTCTCACGAATACCGACCGCGCTATGCGAGGTAAATGTGTTGGTTACGATTGCCATAATGGCCTCCTACAAAAGAGATCTAATTGCAGCCGCGGCATCATCGACGCGGCCAGTTTGACGTGCGCGCTGTAACGCTTGCTCTTGAGGGGCTCTGGGTTTCGGCTGAGATCCACGCGATCCTGACTTCATTGTCTTGGCTTTCGGCTTCGGCTTGGCTTTCGCCTGCGTCGCGCGAGTTTGACCTCGACTGTAAAGCATGGCCTGTCTGGCCAGTTTAACAAGTGATGCATTAGCCAGCCCGCTGACGTCTTCTTCCGTAAATCCCTCTCCCAAGAGAAAATCACGCAATTCTGTCGCCTCTTTTGCCGCGACCTTACTGTCGCGCCATTCGGGTATCAGATCAGGTAAGACTTCGCGTTGCTGATCAACATACTGTGCCTGCATTTGCTGCATGCGCTGTTGCTGTATCTGCGCCATTCTTGCCTGTTCCTGTTGCACCGCCTCAAGCTGAGCTTGCCGCTCAGATTGCTGCTTGCGCCACTGACGTTCTGCTTTCGCTGCCATGGTGGGGTCTGTATCGTACAGCGTGTCCCAGTCTGGCTCTCTTTCTGCCGGTTGCTCCAGCCGTTGCTGCAATGCAGGCAATAGCTGGGCGTATTGCGCCCGCTCACGCTCAAGCTCAGAATACTGTGCCTCATACTGCTTTCGAGTTTCGGCAAGCTCCTGTGTCTTTCGCGTATAATCTTTCTGTCTCAGGTTTCCGCGTCGTAACTCTTCGACTGTAATCTCTTCGCCGTCTACTTCGACTAATGCGCCAAGTATGTCAAAGGATTGGTCGTCCTGTTCTTCAGCTTCCGCTTCAACTTCAAGTTCGCCTTCAGAATATTCTTCATATGAAGCGTCATCGTCCGACATTTCGGCGTCCTCGACCTGTTCAGTCGGCTCAGCCTCAAGCGCCTCAGTGGTCGTCGCAGTGTCCTCTTCGGGGGCGATCATAGCCCTGATGGCATTTTGTGCAGTGTTCAGATCAATCCCAAGTGGTGACGGGGTGTTGGCTTCTGACATCGTTGTCTCCTATTATGCATCTACTTAACCTTTTTTTCAATAGATGCGTTATCTACCATGGCACGAAGAGCCTGACGCACTGTCTCGACCCCTCGCAGTTTCATGTAGATGCCTTCCCGTACTTCCCCGTCTCCCATTGCTGTAGCTTCAAACTCGACCCAGCAATCCTGCTTGATCTCATCCAAAAAACGGCTGAGATCAGTATCGCGCAAAAGACGATCAGCCGCGTGGCCGTCGTCAATAATTTGCTGCTTGGACTTAATCATCAATAGACCCCTTGATAACGTCCGCTTGCGCTCTCATGACTTCGCGGTTAATTGCCAAGTCTGAGCGGATCTTCTCGACGTTGAGTTGCGTGCCGTATTTAGCCTTCATCTCTTCCGCTTTTACAAAGAGCTCGGCGTCGAGCTCGTCGCGCTTGCGGTCGTCTTCCATGATCATCTTCTCACGCTCAAGCTGCAACTCTGCCGCCTTCTTCTGTATGTCGGCTTGTATCTGTTGGATTTGAACGGCGATAAGTTGCTCGTTGATGTCCGGCTTTTCCTCTTGCTGCGGAGGCTGGAACTGCGCCGGATCTGACCAGAACTGAGATACATCCTTAAAGCCGGCGAGCTCCGTCATTGCCTTGAGCGTATTGGATAGTTTCGCCATATCGGTGAGCGGATTGATTGGCCCCATAGTGGACATTGCCTCTTTCTGCATTTCCGCAATCTGGCGCAGCATCATCATGCGCTCGGTATCGGTGCCGCGGCCAAGTGCGACGTTGATGCTGACATCCATGTCGGCGTTCCAAACGCGCGGATCAATCGGCACAAACTCATTTGACAGCCGAACCATACGTGGCCGGTCTTGATGCGTTGTGATTAGGTGAAGCACGATCTTGTATAACTGCTTCATGCCAGTTTCCGCAAAGATCCGCGCAATAAGCTCTATGTGTTGCTGAGCGGCGCTGACAGTGGCCTGTACAGCCGACGCGGTAGATGACTGCAAGGCGCCGGCGTCCAAGCCCGCAGACGCCTTTGAGATGCCCGTGCGGGCTTCTTTGATCTCGTCCATGTATTGAAGAACAGGAAATGCCTGTTGGCCAACGAATGGCATGGACATTGGCTGCACTTGGCCGGCTGCGCGCTGCCGGATGATGGCGCCAACCTCGTTGTTCATAACGTCTTCGATGTTGACCATGCCCTCGACGATTGCAACTCTAGGGTGAATTGACATTGCCAAGCTATCTAATGTGTTGCGCATGATCGAAGACTTGATCCGCTGGATGTCCATCACCGCATCAGCGGTGGACATGCCATAGAAGTCGTGTGCCTCTGGGTCTGGGCAGAACGTCGCAAACGGAACTATCGCGCACGGCTCGTTCATAAGGATCTTGTTGCCGTCGCCGGCGGTGCAAATTTTGCGCAACTCCGCGATGCCGTCTTGGTCGTAATCAACTTTGATGTAGTTTTCGACGTAAAGCACCTTCTTCATCGCGGGATCGTGGCGCTCGTTCATCTCGTTATTCAGCGCGCGGTTTCGCGTGGTGCGCTCAATATTCGTCGCCATGTCTTCATGCGCCGAAGACATTTTTACAACCTCGTCGTAGTCGTAGCCCATCGCCACAAGCTCGGAGACGGTCAAAATGCGCCGGTGCGCAACGTAATCGGCGTCTTCAAGGGACTTCGCCTCGCGCGATATAAGGAACTCTTCGGGCGGCACCGCTTCCAGCTTCACGCGGCCATCAGGATGCGTATATGTTACGCGAACCGCGTGCATCATTGGAGCGGGTAACATCTCGCCGGTCATGGGGTCAAAGCTGGGCTCGCCAAACGGCTCGGAGGCGACGATGTCAATTTCCGCCGCTGGATCTGACATCAACGCCGCCAGAGCGTTATCGTCGAGCCCCGTGAGGTCGTGTGTCTCGAATTTCGTCTGATCGTCCCAATAACACTTTAGCACGCCCACCTTGCGGATCAGCGCGTCCTTGAACGCGGCGTGCGTGTGCAAGAAGCCGTTGTTGTCACGGTTGATGATGTAATTTGCATACTCGGTCGCCTGCTTGGCCGCGGCAACGTCTTCCGGCCCCTGCGGCGCGTATTCCACCGTGCGGTCGGTGCTATGAAATATCCGCATCAGCGACGGCATGATAGCCTGTACGGTATCCCGTACATCCATGCTGACCACTTGGCTGCGGCCCTCTTCCTCATCACCAAACGGGTCGCCGCGATAATACTCGGTCGCCGTGGCGCGATATGGCGATACCCAGTTGTCGGAGTAGTCAATCGCGTCTTCGATTTCCTTGCCGACGATGCCTTGTAACTCGTCGTCACCCATTACGTTTGGTTCGAGCTCTTCTTCGAGGGCGCTCATGATTTGGTTGATTTCGTTCTGTATCACTGCCCTTGCCTTTCCAAATAGCTCATAATGTTTTCTAGTATCTCAGGCGTTATTCTCTGCACCGGCATAATAGTCTTAATGGCATGAGACATGTTTGCCTCTGTAAGTGGTAGCCCGCGCTTGTCAAGTAAACCTTCACGCGGCTTATATACGTCTCTAAATATAAGCCTTTGGGGTACGGGCGGAAGTGAACCAGTATAATCACCTTTTATCTGAGTGTTATACGTTGAGTGCGGCACTCTAGCCGCTAATATATTGCCTTTAGAGACATTTTGAAGAAGTGGTTCGCTTGTGTCGATTTTAGAAACGCCTAAACCAAACATGCCAGAACCAAGATCTCTTTGGGTTGGATCTGTAACAGCATATCGCCCCTGCGCTGGGGATGGTAAGCCTTCGGCTTGCATGGGGTTGCTGTCCATAAGTCTGATAAAGGCTTTTCTTTTTGGCGAACTAGTATTAACGACCCACTCGCGCAATTTTGGAGAGCGTAACCCCACAAAGTCTGGGTCAACAAGGCTTCTCATAGTATCGTTAAATTTTTTAGTCGCTTCTTTGCTGATCTTTGATCCCTTAACAAGCTCCGCCATAGTGGCGCCGGTAAATGTGGCAAAATCGTTTGCGTCAGGCGCCATGCTGCCAGTCACGCCATAAACGTCTTCGCCACCTGTGTCTCTTTGTGCTTTTGTTGCTTCGTCCTCAATGCGAGTAATGATATTTTTATTAGACGCCCATATTGCTCTGTCCTGTTGAGCCGCTGGCCCAACCATAAAGTCTACACCGCCTTCAGTATAAACAGGATCGTCAAACTTAATATCGTCAACGCCTTCAATAAGTAGCCCGCGAGACGTTCTGTCTCCATAAAACGGAAGAATAAGTTTATTTTCCATATCTTCCCAAGATATGGGGTTGCGCGGTAAATTTTCGCCGGTATCTGTAAACTTAACGTCAGTATCCGATAAAAACTTTCTCATTTTTGTATTTTGGTAACCAATAGGGTCTAGCTCTGCCTTTAAGGCTTTATTGGGGTCTTTATTTGAAACGGCGGCGAGAATACCGGCGCTTTTGGAGGTATTGGCCGCCATAATTGATGGGTCGTAAGCATCATTAAATTGAGCAAACCTGCTTCTAATAACTTCGGGATCTCCAGCGGTACGCTCCACAAGCATAATGTTGCTTATGTTTTCTGGCGTGTATTTAAAGTCTTTAGCAAAAGTTTCGCTTGGCTTCACCCCTTCGATCATATTCACGTATGGGATGTTGGTGTACCCCTTATCGGTCAACTCTTGCTTGAAGACTTTTAACCCCTCTTCAAGATCCAACCCGCGCGCGTCAGCAAAGGCGTTCATAGCCTCGCGGACACCATCTTCAGAAAGTACAGTCTCTCCGTCAATTTCAAAGCTACGGGACGATATAGATGGATCGATGTCTATGCCGAACTCTTCAAAGTCTTTTATGGTAAATGGCTTTTCCGCTCTCATTTTAAGCGGCAGTGTGACGCCGCTGCTAGGCGGATCAGAAGAATAGATCCAACTCTCTTTGAGATCCTTGGCATTTCTACCGTGTCTTGCGTAAAACCTGTCCTCCGCCTGCCTTGGCGTGCCAACGTGAACGCCCAGACGATCAAACCGCGCACCCTCTGGGGGTGGCATGAGCTTGTCGCCTATCATCTCGTTGCTCTTCATATAGTGATAAGCGTCACCATATGAGATGTCTTCGCTGGAGCGACGTGGAGCAAGTTTCATAGCACTTTTTGGCGCTGAAACTTTAGCACTAGGCGCTGCAACCGCAGAAAGCGCAGCCGTGCCAAGCGCCTCGCTCTGCATATCCTCCGCTGGAATTAGCCCGCGCGCCGCCATAGACGGAGCATCAAAAGCCTTTGCTGTTGGCGTGAGTATGCCTCTAAGAAACGGAGTAATGCCTTCAAACTTGACCGTACTTCCGCCGTAGCTGCCGATGTCTTTTGAGAGCAATCCGCCAAAAACTGGCCGGCGACCTTGCTCTTGAAGTCGAGATAAATAATTTCTTTGCGCGTCATATAAAGAAGCAAACGGGCTTGCTTCTTCTCTCAATAAACGCATTTCCTCTGCGCTGGTAAGGGAGTTTTCAGCCCTTATCCGGTCAAGCACACCCATCTAACACTTCCATCTTCTACGTGCCGCCTTGCCGCGCTCGCCCGTCCAACCGCTGGAACGTGCGCAGAACGACTTCTTGCGCGCCGCGTCCTTCTTGGTCTTCGGGTTTGGCGCAGGCGCTTTTAAGTTTGAGCCAGTCGCGCGGTTGTACTTCGCCCTGCCCTTCGCGGTCAATCCTCCGCCCTGTTTGACGGATAGCTTCTCGCCGCGACCTACTGAGAGGCTTGGGCCAGATTTACGCTTACGCTTTTTTTCTGCCATCTTTTTTTGGTTTCCAACTTATTCTTGCCGGTCCAGTTTTCTTTTTAGCCATTTTTTTAGCTGTCTCACTACTCGCTTGGCTTTTAGGACGACAAGCCGGATAAGACTTGCGCTTGTCTTTAGGCCCAGATCTACCGCACTTCTTGCCCGTTTTAACATCTCGCCAGTCTTCCTTAAACCACTTCGTCAATCCGCCGCGCGTCTTAGCCATACGTGCCACCGCGCTTCTTATACTCGCGCACAAGCCACGCATTTGCGTATGCGCTGGGGTACACGTCAAACTTCTTCTTCGCCGCCGCCTTCACACGCGCGTAGAGCGCGGGGTTCTTTGGCTTTGGTCCGCTCGTCTTCTTTTTCGTCGCCATCTATGCCTCTTCGTCCCAACTTATGCACTGCCAATCGACAGGCGTGTAAGCTGGAAATATCTGTATCGCGTAATCAAAGCCAGCGCGTATACTGGCAACGCATTGATCCTCACTCGGCAACACCGGCCCGCCAAACGCAAAGCACTGTGCGGAGGTATTACAAAGCATCAGGACCGCGGTCCACATTATTTCTTTTTCATGCGGCGCTTGGTGGTGGTGCCATATTGCACCTTCTTGCCGCTTTTTGCCGCTGCCTTCTTGGCCGCTGCCTTCCCTTTTTTCGTGTATGCGTAATGCTTCCCCGCAACCATAGGCATATGTCGTCTCCTTGTGCAACTCACACACATAATACAGGAATTTCGCGTAAAATAAACCCCGCGCGGGCGTCGAGCATACCCGCGCGGGGGAGACGTGAAGGGAAACACGTCGTCTGCGGCCATGGGGAGGAACGCCGCTGCCAAAAGAGTACCACAGAGTTTGCGAAAAACTAAGTGGACTTTTTCGCAAACTTTTTTTTGTTTTAGGGTTCGACTAAAAAGCAAAAGAGACCCTAAGGGGTCTCTTATGTCAGCCTCCATAGCGAAGACTTCGTAGGCTCGGCCTACCTCCAACCTAGGGTCTTTAAGCTGAGAATGCAACAAAAAACAGCATTATAACAGATGGAGAAAGAGTACCACAGAGTTTGCGAAAAACTAAGTGGACTTTTTCGCAAACTTTTTTCGTTTTTCGCAAACTTTTTTCGTTTTAGGGGTTGCAATCTGTATCTGTTAACACTATGTTAACAATATAACAGATGGAGAAAGACATGAAAAACTACGCAAATCTTTACGGATACTCAGATGTTCGGCCATATGAAGTTGTTCGCGTTGTATCAGAAAAAACAATCGATGTTCGTCCAATGAATGTTGATAAAGATCCAAACTGGAAACCTGAGATCATCGCCGGTGGCTTTGCTGGCCATTGCATAAACCAACATGAGCAGACTTGGATTATCACCAGCGACGAAGAAGCGAAAACAATTCGCATCCGTTACAGCGCCAAGAGAGGTTGCTTTCAAAATAAATACGGCGACCGTTTTAAATTGGCCGATCAGCCACGTTACTATTACGACTACAACTTTTAACCAGCGGGGGCTTCGGCCCCCACAACGCCTTGGAGGGCAGTATGACTACAGCAACTTTCATCTACAACGACGGCGGACGCAAGGACGCAGGTTACAAAGGCACCGCGGGAGACTGCGCCGCACGGGCGATGGCCATCGCGCTGGAGATCCCATACAAGCAGGCATACGATGAACTCGCCAGAGCGCATCGCGCACGCACTGGTCAAAAGACCGCGCGCAAAGGCATCTACAAAGATGACTTTGAAACAGTGCTCGCGCGCTACGGATGGGTATGGCGCCCAGCGCCAAAGCTCGACGGGCGCAAAGCGCGATGCGGCGACATGCCAAAGGGCAAAGTCATCGCGCGCATGGCGCGCCACTACGCGGCCGTCATTGACGGCGTCGTGCACGATAGCTGGGATAGCACCGATAAAATGATTTATGGCTATTGGTGCGCAGCCTAATTCGGCACCTCGGTGAGCCAAGTCGTCAATATGTACTTGGCTTGCTTTCCCAACGGGGGATTGCCGCGGTGCGTATACGTCCAGTCAGCCGGCCAAATGAGGGCTCTGTTCCTCTTTGGCTTTATGCGTTTGGATTGATACAAAAACTCAGTCTCACCCCCCTCGTCCACGTCGTTCAGGTAAAGCTGCACCACAAGCTGCCTCTGAGGCACCGGCTCAAAACCCTCGCAATGCCACGAATGAAACCCGCCGCTGGGTTTAACGCGCTTCATCTTAACCAGCATTGCCGTCATGCGGGGCTGCTTTAATATATTAAACTTATCGACATACAGCGGATACATCTCCTCCCACAAAATCTTGTAAAAGTAGCTCGCAAAATTATCTGGCATACGCTGAACAAGGGCCGGATCATTAAAAAACACCTCGTCCATGTCACGATCCAGCTTATCGTCCGACGACGGCTGCGCCATGCCATCGCGGTCGCACTTCTCAAAGAAGTTAATGACAGCGTCTATGTAGCTCTCGTCAAAAAAATTATCGTATATCCCGATAAACTCATCAATCGTGTAACGCTTCTGCACTTCCTCTGACATTATGCCCTCCTATACAACGCTCAAACCACGACGCAGCGGCCGGTTCCACGAACCGGCTGAGCTCGTTCCAAACGCCATGGTCGTGTGATCATTCGCCAGCGACAACGCCACCGCATCCGCCCTGTCAGGCGACGCAACGCCGCGCTTCTTCATGCTATCCTTGCTCTCGACTTGCAGCTTACCCGCGCTGGTAAAGTGGTACCGCGGCGCCGCAAGCTCCGCATACAACGCATCGTCGCGCGGCAATGACACGTCCATGCCTTCGAGATACATCTTCATCTTAAACCAGATCTCCGCGCGCAAGTTCAAATACGTGTCCTTCGCCATGGCGCGCTCCGACACGTTCAAGCCACGCGCCGGCAAGCCAAGCTCGCGCAAGCGGTCGAGCACCCCAGCGCCAAAGCCATTACTATCCACGATGATCTCCGC